GAAAAAAAGGAGAGTTGATAACGCCGACTCCCGACCAACCGGCGATGATTTTCTTGCGCTGCTTGGCATCCCCGTGGGCCACCGAACAACTGCGGTGCATGGCGAACTTGAACATGTCCTGCTGCCACGCCGACTTCATGATGGACAGGGGGCATATGACTAGCACCCGCTTGATCCTGCCCAGCTTCATTAGGTAGTCGGCAGACCAGATAACGGACGCAGTCTTACCTGTGCCCTGCTCGTTGAAGCAGAACGCCTTGCGACGGCGGGACAAGAAGTCAGACGTTTCCTTCTGGTGGGCAAATGGTTTGAACTTGCCCGTCCACGTGTAGTCAGTGAGTATGGTCATGTTGTTTCTATTGAGGGGTTAAGGGTTACGCACGTCCGCGTTGGTTTTCACGAAATCCTTGGCTCGCACGTTCGCAATGGTTTTCACGGTCGTCGTGGCTCGCACTAAGCCTATGGTTTACACTCATCAATTGGCTCGCACTAGAGTTATGGTTTCCACGATGAGCTTGGCTCGCACTGACAGATTGGTTTTCACGCGTATCTTGGCTCGCACCGCTTGTTTGGTTTTCGCAGCGAACGTGGCTCGCACTTACATTGTGGTTTTCACATGTTGTATGGCTCGCAGAGTTGTTGTGGTTTTCACGAGTTTTATGGCTCGCACGACGTACATGGTTTTCACTGACGACGTGGCTCGCGCTCAGAAATTGGTTTTCGCGAGTGGCATGGCTCGCACTGTTAGATTGGTTTTCATCCACCTTTTGGCTCGCATAACTGAAATGGTTTCCACATGGCTTTTGGCTCGCACTACTTACTTGGTTTTCACCCTGACCCTGGCTTACGGAGGCGGGGGGATATAGTCTGCGTGACCCCCGATAGCAATGATATACGGCGTAGTAGGTTCGATACCGTTAGCCCGCTGCGCCATTTCTAAGTAGTGAGACAGGAACAACTTAGTAGCGTATCGCCGCGCACGGGCGTGGATATGGGCCGGGGGTAGTTTACCGATAATATACGCCTTGTAGGCATCAGTATCCTTGCCGATCTTTTTAGCAACTAAGATATTAGCCGCTTGTTCTGCAAACAGACCTTCTTCGTTGCGTTCGATCTCAAGCTTCTTGCGGGTACTGTAGACAGGCCCATAGAAGCTCTTCTCGTTATTGCAAGTTTTGACGAAGCTCTCGCCCGCTTTCCAGCACAATAGCTTCAAGCCAGCGTTCCACGGGCGCTTCTTACCTTTCTCCCACTTCGAAGTCGGGTCCAATCCCGCGTACCGCCACAGCTTAGTGGCCGTCGTAGTAGTCTTAAGGTCAATGTGCGCCAGCAAACCGGCGGTAATAACCGGACCAATGCCCACCTGACGACGTGCCCACTGCCCTTCCGGTAGAGATGCAGAGTAAGCATCTAGCGCCTTGGCAATCTGACCCTCAAGGGACTCCGACTGTTCCGCAAACCAGCGCAGCAGTTCGTGGGGTTCGTTTTCCTTTTCCAGCGAACGATCTTGGTTCCAAGAACGCTTACGATCTTCTTGGATGATGTAGTAGGCATCTACTAGGAACCGTGCTTCGTCCCGGCCCAGCGTTGTAGATGCGTTCTTAAGGTCTTTAGTAAGTTTGGTAATAACATCAAGTTCCATGTTGTTGCTCCTTTGGTTGGTTAGTTTACTTTTTCTTCTTCGTCCGTTCGCGCTTGCTCACCTCAGACACGAGGTTGTGCTTGCTGTCTCTCTTGAAGGAGCGGTTAGCCGACGCGCTCTCTACACGCACGCCGTCTTTGTTGGAGCCGCCCTTATCCATAGCTACGATATGGGCAACGTCCTTACCGTCACCCTTGCTCACCTTGCCAGCCTTCATCAGCTTATTGCGGGCAGCGTTGCGGGCTACGCGGTTTTTCACCTGCTCCGGGCTGTCTTCATACTTGGCAGCGTTCTTGTACTTACGGTCTTTGGGGTCTTTGTAGGGCATCATCTTCTCCTGTAATGTTCACAACTAGTTACGGGGCACCAGCCGCATAGCGGGCCAGTTACGGCGTTCCAAACCCCCGTCTGGTGGGCACTAGCTAGGCGCTCCAGTTCAGGGTTAAACGTATTAATATAAGTGTCCCGCTGCGTGGCATCGTGGGTTGTCTTAACAAACTCGTTGCTGACTACGAACGCTAGCGCCGACTTGATCCGCTGAAGCTGTGGAAAGTGCAGGAACGCAGCGCCAGCCAGTAAGTCTAGCTGCTTAGTGTCTGCGTACTTGGCGCTCTTGCTGGTCTTATAGTCAGCCAGCCATGCTTTACCCCGGCTTATAATGAGTAGGTCGGCAATGCCGCGCCACCACACGTCCTTGTCGAAGAACCCGCAGGGCTCGTAGCCAGCGTCCGTCTTCTTGACACCTAGTTTGAGTTCCGTGTGCTTCTCGCCGGGGATATTGTTAAAGGCAGACACGACAGGCTCAACGAACTTGAACTTGGTTGGGATGGGGGTGCCGAACTTTATATAGTCTTCAGCCGCCTTATGTACTTCCTGTCCATAGAGCGTAGCAGGGCCACCTTCATCCTTAACGTCCTTGGCTACCTTGAGGTGGTAGTACTTCTTCGGACATTGATCGAAGGTCTTAATACTGCTGTAGGACCATGTAATCATAGACCATCTGTCCGACGTAAATTATGGCGGTCCAAAAGACTAGCAAAAGGATTACTGCTACGCCGCACCCAGCTGGGTTTGGTGGTTCCCGTTCCACGTACTTTTTCATCACAACTACTCCCTTTAGGTTCTTCGTCCTTCACGGATTTCGTCGTCTCCATACCTACTACTGTGTCTACGAGCTTATGGCCCCAGATACGTACCATCTGAGCACGGCTCATCCCACGTTCAAAGTTGTAGGCAATAAGCTCTGCTGCCTTGTGGTGGTGATTAATAAAACGTTCGTCGTCTGCTCTGTGCATCCAATCCAACATCTTAGCGTTTTCGAGCTTGTCCTTACCGGACAGCCAGTCTTTGCGATCAGTCACGGGCGTAGGGCTCTCACTTTGTTTGGTATCTCAACTCTATTTTCGGCGGACCTGTAGGGCCATGCCGACGAAGACTTGGGAGATGCTCTAGGGTAACGCAAGTTCCAGATAGCGTCCACGTACCGTTCATTAGTACCGACTTCTTCCCGTAGCTTGCTAAAGAAGTCTCTGTCCTCCTCCAGCATGTTTTCAGCCCTCCTGACATTCTCTAATACACGAAGCGTAGCCTGCGATATCGACTGCTGAATCTTCATGGTTTGGGGTCTCCATTAACCTAGCAAGTTTAACACCGACCATACACATGGCAACTTGAACCGGGGTTACTGGGTGTTGCAGTAACGTGCTCCAGAGTGCTGCAATGCGCTCGTGGTTTTGCTTAATGGGCCCGTATGACCTGCCCCGCTCCCGGATGGTATCGTGAGCCTGCATTAACATTTCAGCTCCGGTAGTCATCTAAGTCTCCTTGCTGCTGGTGCGTAGGCTATATCACTATGTATTTTACAATAAGGAGAGCTACCCTGCTTCTTACCAGCACAGAAGGTAAAGTCGTCACCCGCCGGATCACCATCCGGCCACCGGCAGTTGTCAGCGGACAAAGACATAAGCAGGTCCGAAGCGTTCCCCCTAGGTAAGTACTTTACTCCCGGGGTAGTAGGGCGCGGCGGCGGAGGAGGAGGAGCAACCTTTTTAACTGGCGCTTTCTTGGTCTTTGTTACGAAGTTTTCGGGTACTCTCGCTTCGAGTTCAAGCCTCCTAGCCTTACCAATAACAGCGTTTTTCGTAGCCCCGACCTTGTCCCCAATCTCTCTAGCGCTAGAACCTTTGCCCCACATCGCCTTAAGAATTTTCTCTTTGGTTTGTGTCCAGAACGATATCATTTTAGGTTACCCCCCGACTTCACAATGTCCCCGCCGTATACGTACGTACCCACGTGCTGCAACTGGAGGAACGGGTTGGCGTGGATTTTACCGCCGTGCTTCCTGAACAGTTCGCAGAAGTGGTAGTCCTCGGACAGCAGCGCCCCGCCT